TGATTTATTATCAAACATAACTAGTGCTTGTGACCAAGACTATATTCTATATGCTGGCGGATTAACTGACAACTCAAACCTAATGCTCCTTGCTGCTGGTAGCAGAGAAATGGTATTTACAGTTCAGCCAAACATGTCTAATCAAACTATATTAGAAAATGGATCTTATTGGTATTTTAATACAGGCATGGGCTCTATGGGGTTTGCTCCAAATAGTACTATCCAACAAAATTCTGCAGATGTTTATGCAGCATGGGGTAGTAACTTAGATGATGGTTCACTTCGTTTATCTTGGCACACTGGTCATTGTGGAAATGAACGGATTTGTGGTGGATGGAGAGTGGGCACTGTAGTTGGATTAAATGGTTCAAATCAATATACAAGATATATCTATGAGTCAACTGGTGGTGCTACACCAAGCCCTACCCCAACACCTACCGAAACTCCAAGTCCTACACCAACACCTACAGAGACACCTACAGAAAGCCCTAGCCCTACTCCTACGCCTACAGAAACACCTAGTCCTGATCCAGGTCCAACTCTTGATCCAGTTCAACCAGAGCCAAACCCTCAGCCAACATTCGAACCAGAGCCAGTAGTGATAGAGGAACCAGAACCAATAGTGATAGAAGAGTTACAACCAGAACCTGTAATCGAACCTTCACTTGAACCAACTCCTATAGAAGAAATTATACCAGTAGAAGAAGAAATTAACAATGCTATTGATGAACTAATAGTTAATGAAGAAGAAATTTCAGATGAACAATTGCAAGACATTACAGATTTGTTGTTGGATAACTATGAAGTTGATGAAGCAATGCCTATTACTGAATTATTAGAAGAGTTAAATGATGATCAGGCGTTAGAACTTTTAGAACAGTTAGATGAGAATCAAGTAATTGAATACCGTGAAGGTGTTGAGATAGAGGCAGGTGTTGCAGTTATTTTTGAACAACTGTCTGACCCCACAGCCTTAATAGGAGAGTTATTTTTAGACCCAAGTCAAACATTTGAAGCACTTGGACAATTGGGTGCTGATATGACAGAAGAAGAAAGAGAAGACTCAGAAGATGTAGTTATTGCATCAGTTATTGCTGTTCAAGCAATAGGTGCAGCAATGGCAGCAATACCACCAACCCCAAGTGCACCAACTGGTAGTACATCTGGTCCATCAGGATCTGGTGGAAGTAGTGGTGGGGGAGACGCTGGCGGCGGTGGAGAAGGCAGCGACAGCAAAAAGAAAAAACTTAAGGTAAAGCGTAAGCCTAAACTTAAGAATCGTAGAAATACAAGGAGGATAAAATGATAAAAGCAATATTAAAACCTTTTAAATTTATCTTCAAAGCAGTTAAGTTCGTAGTTATGTTACCTATAAACCTAGTTAAGTTTATTCTGATCAAGGTTTGGGCGGTAGTTAATTATGTTCTTAATCTTGTTTGGAAGATCATAAAAGGTATATATAAAGCAGTAGTAGCGGTAGTCAAAGAAGGTACTGAATTTGTTACCTGGATTATCACAAGTATATACAATGCAATTAAATGGGTATTTGTTAGTACCTGGAAATTAATTGTATGGATGTTTCAAAAAGTATGGAAAGCAGTTAAGTTTGTATGGGCATGGCTAGTAGAAGCATTTGTAGAAACATTAAATCAATTGTGGACATTACTAGGTATGTTCGCAGCATGGCTAGTGCTTGAAGGATCTGCAAAGATCACTGTTGGTTATGCAATCATCTTAGTTCTTGTTGTCTGGTTAGTGACAATAAGACTTAGAGGGGAGGAATAACATGGCAAAAGAAACAAAATTAGATGACGAAAAGGCAATGGGAGCAGTCAGTGGTATTAAAAATATTCTACTTAGAATAATCGCTGTATTTGCAGCCAATGGACTTGGAGTTATTGGTGCTGGTGCAATTATTGGTATCGACACTATGAGTGCAATAATTCTTGCAGGAACTCTAGGAGTTGCTACAGTAGTTGAAAAACTAGCAAGAGGCTTTATTGATGACGGAAGACTAAGTATAGAAGAAATCAATGGTGCATTTAATTCAATAGACAAGAAATCTAAGTAGGTATTTGACACCCTCCCTGGGTAATGGTATACTTGAAATAACCATATCTGGAGAGGGTTTCATTTGACCTGCATTGCAGTAGTTAGACAAGAAAATAAGATTTATATGGCTGGTGACAGAGGTGCATCAGATGAAAACAGCATGCTTACTTTAAAAGCACCCAAAGTTTGGAAGACTGGTCAATATCTAATAGGATATGCTGGCACCATGGATGGTGAAAGAATAAGGTTAAACTTTAAACCACCTGCTCCAGAAGGTAACCTAGATAAGTTTATGTATACAAAATTTTTAATATCTTTAAGAGATTTTTATGATAGATGGTGGGTTGATGTTTCTAAAGACTCAGACTTTGGAATGATCGTTTGTGTTAAAGGTAGAATGTTTGAACACAGTGCTGTAGATATGTCATTAACAGAATATGACTTAGATTATTTAGCAATGGGTTCAGCATCAGAATTTGCACTTGGATCAATGTACTCTACGCAAAAACAAAAAAATGGAAGAAACAGAGTCATTCAAGCAGTAGGTGCTGCTATTAATTTTTCAACATCTTGCACTGGTCCTATTGACACGGTAAGCATCTAGGTCTATACTAGATATATGAATACAGAATTTGAGATTTGGCTGTTACAAGGCATCGACAAGGGCTGGATAACTGAGCCATTTTGTAGTACTCATGATGGTGGTTTTCAATACATGAGCGAAGAAGAGCAAGAAGAGTGGGACCAGGGTGGCGACCCATGTTGTTATGTAATTAGATTAATGGAGTTATCTTAATGAAAAAAATGTTCATTGTTTTATCTGTTTTATTTTCAGTACTAGCAGTTCCAGTAAATGCAGTTGAGAGTCCAACACCTGTAGTTGTTCCAACACCAGTTGTTACACCAACTCCAACACCTATAGTTGAGAGTCCAACACCTGTAGTTGTTCCAACACCAGTTGTTACACCAACTCCAACACCAGCAGTTAATACTAAACCAATTGTAATTATCGATAGTTACTTTGATACAAGAGTTGCTAACACAACTATTGTTTGTGTTGCAACAGATAAGTGTGTAAATACACCAAAACCTTCAAAAAGAGTTTCTGATCCAGTAAATCACGGTATGGCTATGGCTGAAGTTGCTCGTAGAAATAATCCAAACGTCCCTCTAGTTTTGTTAAGGTCAGCAAATGTTGATAAAAAAGGTGCAATTGGAATATTAAATGGTAATGATTTTCTTGCAGCATTAAAATGGGTAGATACTAATTCATCAAATGTATCTGCTGTGTCATTTTCTTATGGACTAAGTGGAAATATGACAAAGCCAGGAGAATGTAAACTTTCTCCAACTGGATTAGTTAATATTAAAATTGTCGATCCAGCAATTAGATCAACAGTTGCCAGTTTAAAAAATAAAGGCATACCAGTATTTGTTTCTACAGGTAATGATTCAAATAGAAAACCAGTAGCATATCCAGCATGCATTACTGATACAGTTTCTGTTTCTACATTTCCAGTAGGAAATCATGATCAAAATACAGATTATTTTGGAGTGTTACCAACAGGTAAGTTTAATTATGGCTCAGTGCTGTTTGGTTTAATTCCTCAAACAACTTCTTCTGCAAATGTTGCTGTTGCCACACAATGGCAAAAAGGTTTAACTGTTACTGACAAGTTAGTGTTAGTTTCAGAATAAAAAAGATGGCGTGTAACTCAGTTGGCAGAGTGCGAAACTGTTAATTTCGAAGTCGTAGGATCGAGACCTACCACGCCAGCCAGAGGGAGTATAGCCAAGTAGGTTAAGGCACCGAACTCATAATTCGGCTATCACAGGTTCAAGTCCTGTTACTCCCACGCCCCAATAGCACAACGGCAGTGCATCCGCCTTGTAAGCGGAAGGTTAGCGATTCGAATTCGCTTTGGGGCTCGCAATACTAACAGAATAGGAATACAATTGATAGTTGAATTAGAACCATGGGAATACGAACATGCTTATATGGTTGGTATGCGAAGATACACAGAGAATTGGAATAAGGTAGATGCTTCATACTACAATAGATCTAGTATGGAAGAAGATAGAAACGCTCAACCTGCATCAGCAATTTGTGAATTAGCAGTTGCCAAATATACAAACCAGTATTGGCATGCCTCAGTTTGGGACGGTAGAAAGCATAAGAAGTATAAAGATATGCCAGACGTAGGAACAAACATAGAAGTAAGAAGAGTAAGAACACAATCTGGTCCAGCGGTACGTGAAAAGGATCTTAATCGTGGTTTAATTATTTGGGGTGCAGAACTATCAGATTCTGAATATAGAACAGTTAATTTATTAGGATGGATAGAGGCTGAAAAAGGATACGAGATTGGTATTGATAGAAGTGGTTACAAAGTTATACCAAAAGAATTATTAAATAAAGATTGGTCAGAAGAAGAGTGAGTAACGAAACAATTACTCCACTAAGTCTAGATTTTGATATTTGGTATAAATCAAAATCAGAGTCTTTTTTATATATTAATCAAAGGTCTAGGGTATCACATAGATGGCTTTCTTATCAAGAAGGAATAAAAGATGAATATAAAGACAGCATAATTAAACCAATAAACCTGTATGCAAAAAAACTATATCAAAAACCTAATTTAATCAGTATAAAAAATAATGAGATTACATTGCAACAAACTAATCATGCTGAAATATTTTTACTTCAAAAAGAAGATGGTTTGTATAGTTTGGATAGGCCATGGATTAGACAATACTACTTATCAGATCAAGAGCCTCCTGAGTTGCCTAAAGATTGTTTTGATGGTATTTTTAGATTTTATATGCCGTGGCTTGTTGATGAGGAAGTTGAAGCATTTATAGAACAGCCAGAAAATTCTCCGTTTGTTGTATATCCAGGTATAATGAATTTTAAAAAAATACCTGAAACTACTAGTATGATTGAGACTGACTTTGTTTATTTTCATTTTAAAAACTCAGGTAGTCATATGGTTGATCCTGACTTTGGCAAGATATCAAGGTTTAGTCCTATGTATAACATAAGGTTCTTAGCAAGTGATATAATGGTAGAGAGAGTAAGGAAGTTATATGAACAGGATTAAATTTTATCCTTTTAGCGAAAAAACAGCAATGTTCGCACCTGTCCCTGAAGCAGCATCAAAATTTATTCCAGAATGGTATAAACAACAACCAGGTTTTATAGGTGATGAATATAAAGATTTTATTGCCAAGGGTGGGAGTAGTGGAACAGTAAAAAGATGTATGCCAGTATTTGATCTAATGACTGCTGGATACATTATTAAGTTTCCTATGGATGTATATGTAGACGCTACTAATCCAGAAAAAATAGAGTGGAGCGTTCCAAATGAACTTAGGTTTGTTGGAAATGACATGGTCGCAACTCACACTGCAGAGCAAATCTCTAACTATCCTGTAGATACCAATCTATACCATAAACAAATTTTTAGAATCTTGCCATTTTGGTCCATAATGACACCAAAAGGGTATAGCACTATCTTTACTCATCCATTTCATAGAGACGAAGTTCCTTTTAAAGCATTTGAAGCATTTGTAGATACAGATAAGTTTGCATCAGATGGACACTTTTCTATGTATATTAAAAAAGATTTTAAAGGTATTATAAAACAAGGTACGCCACTTATTCAAGCAATACCAGTTAAGAGAGAGTCTTGGGATTCAGAGTGTGTTGCATATGGTGATGGTAAAGATGAAATAGAAAAACAAAGGTTGTTAGTTAGAAGTAGTTTTAGAAATTCTTATAAAGAAAAGTTTAGACAAAAAAAAGAATATAAGTAATGAGTGATCCTTTAAATATATCATTTATTCCAGGTGGTGGTCCAAATTACGAAGGTATTTTTATTCCACCAGAACCTGCAGTTAAACATGTTCCTGAATGGTATAAAAGTTTAGCAAAGCATGAAATTTGGAATGATGATAAACATCTAAATCCAGTTAATAATATAGGTGGAGACGGTGCAAGAGTTGCTACTAAGATGTGTATGCCCTTTTTTGACTCTTTAACTGCAGGGTATTATTATTTATTAGAAGATGATCTTTTAGTTGAGTTAGATAAAAATGGAAAACCAAAATTGTCTTGGGATAAAGACATAATGATTATGGATAAAAGACCAACAATAGATCTCCCTGTACCAGATAACTGCCACCCAATACATTATGGATGGAGAATGAATTGGTATTACGAAACACCACCAGGTTATTCAGTTTTAATAACACACCCAATGAACAGACACGACTTACCATTCATAACTATGTCTGGAATAGTAGAGTCAGACATTTGGGGACTACCAGTTTTTACTGCATTTTTTCTTAAAAGAGGATTTCAAGGAGTAATAAAAAAGGGAACGCCTGTGTTTCAAATAATTCCATTTAAAAGAGATAACTGGGAGATGAAAGTTGACACAAGTTTAGAAAAGTTTGACGAACATGAATTTAAAGCAGAGAATAGAAGATCCATGCTATATGGATATTATAAAAAAACAGCATGGATAAAAAAAATATTTGGAACAAAGGGAATAAAGGAATACGATGACGAATGAAAATTTGCCTAATCCAATTAATGTAATCATATATTCATATAAAGGCAAGTTATTAAAAAAAGTTGTAGATAATTTATTGCAAAAAACATCTAAAAAAAATATGATATATGTGCATATTTATGATCAAAGCACCCTAACTAAACAAGAATATTTTGATCAATTTGATAGTCTAACATATAATCATATATTTTGGGATAAAATAAAAAGTCCCTGCTATTATAGACAAAAAATTATTAATGATTCAAAATTTTCATATACACTATTATTATCAGATAATGTTTTTCTAAATCAAGATTGGGATGAATTTTTATTAAGCAGTTTACCAAACAAGCAATCAATAATAACTGGTAAGAATAAAACTATCTTATCAAATGATGGAATTTTTTATTTAAAAAAAGAAGAAATAAAAACAGAAAAAATAGAACAAGTATATTTTACTAGTAGAGATTTAATTTTTGCCCACACGTCAACGCTACAATCTGTAAACTATCCATCATACATGAAATATTATGGAGAGGAAGAAACTTTGTCATTATTATATTTTTCTAATAATATCAAAATGTATAGTTGTCCAGACAACTTTTATACAAAGGAAGGGTCAGACACGATAAAAGATCTATATACTACATTTTCAAAATATCATAACTATAATGAGATGATTGACCTACTTAAAAATAAAAAAAATAAGTATGATTCAATAGATGAACCAATGATGCCAGACGTAAGCATGTTTTTAAAACTACATAAAATTAACCCAGAGTCTATCCATCCACTACCTTTTCCAATGAACGATGTTGAGTATGATCAGGACCTGTCTAAATTTGACGATGTTGATTCTAAAAAGTTTATGACTAAAATTAACTACATTGACTAGTGGTATAATATAAGAAAGATAGGAAAACTATGCATAGAATTTCGGTAATAGACAATTTTATAACCAAAGAAGACGCAGATACCCTAATAAGGGAACAGCACAACCCATCAGAGGTTAATCCATATCCAGAATATTATGGAAAAAGATATGGTGGAACATCTTTACCGTATAACAAAAACGTTATGGACGTAATGATTAAATATGGAAATAAATCAAACGAAGTTCATAGATCCTATAATGGTTTTCTTAATCCCATATATGTGTTTAAAGGTTTTGGATCACACTGGGTAAAGGGCACAAGGGGTGGGTTGCACCTAGATGCACAAGGTCCTGAACCATTCATAGAGTTTAGCACAATCATTTACCTAAATGAAACTCCAGAGTATCAAGGCGGTAGGATATTTTTTCCTAATCAAGATTTTGTTTATCAACCTAAGAAATATTCAGCAGTATTTTTTCCAAGTGCTGGTACTGAATACATTCATGGTATTACAGAGGTAACTGAAGGGCATAGATATACTGCTTTGTTTATGCACACATCTCTTCCAGAACATGCAGATCCAGACTTTTTAGGAGAAAATAAAAAACCAGTTTGGCAAGCCGTTGAGTATCCATTAGAGCGAGAGGCAGAAGAGCGTGAATCTAATAGATCATGAGGTACTAGATTTAGGATTAGTATATTATAAAAATATTGTAAAAAATACTGATCAGATTATAAGAAATATAGAAGATTTAGAAGAAAGACTATTGAATAGTCCTGAAGATGTTAAACAAAAAACAGTTGTTCAGCCATGGTCTCCTTGGGTTAATGAAAGTGCTGGAACCAAAGAAATATTTTGTTGGCAAAAATTTATTCCAACTATGGAACAGATATCAGAAGATGATACCTTTAGAGATGAACAAAGAAATATATCTTCTAGAATACATGGATCAATTGATGAAGCATTAAAACATTATTCAACCAAACTATATCCATTTGCACAAAAAAATGTTAAAGCAAAAGAACACGCA